ATTCTCTACATCATCGCCCTTGACTGCAAGATTAAAATTTAGCATGTGTGTTCTTTAGAAAGGTATGTCAGCGGTCAGTCCCAAATCTTGGTCCCGCATATCAAATGCCAACTCATTGTACGCTTCCCTTTTAACCACTAACTTAATTCCCGATTCACACTGAAATCCCTTGGTAGAATGTACTTCAGAAACCCAATTGTATTGCTTTCCTTCTGCATTTGGTTCGGTTTCTCGTATCTTTATCCCTGCTTCTTTTCCCATAAAAAACTCTAAATCGGAATCATGGGGAGGCATATTGTTATTTGGCGTAAACCCAAATAATTTATACACTAGCTTTAGCATGTTAAGCGCCCTAAATCTTGTTCTCTCCGGGTCTTTATCACGAGAATCACCAAACACCTTAATCTTCTGGTTAACCTTCTGTCCTTTGAATTCTCCTGCCGTTAAAAGCCAATCTATACTTAAATACTTATTATCTTGATAACTCGCATTTGTAAACGACTCAATTCTTGCTAATGCCATCGTTCCATCGGGGATTTGCTTAAATGATTTTGCAAATGCATCTTCTGAATTTCCTGTAATATTCCCGAGTGTTGATTGCCAAAAACTCATGCTGCTTCTCCTTGTTGATTAATTACTTCTTGTAAAATAGGTCCATTGTAATAAGCGTCAATGGTTTTTCGTATCTCCTGTAAATCATTGTCGATATACGGCTCATCAAACATTCCCATCGGGGTTTTTGCAACATGCATCCCATCATTTTGGGTCAGAAATGCATAGCGTCTATCAATGATTTGCGTGTGTAAAACAATGGTTGCTCTTTCGGCTAATCCTACATAATCCGATGTCATCTTACCAACTGTCTTAGGTTTAATCATATTTGCATGGTCTTTTTCGGTATGACAGAGTAAGTAACAATACAAATCATCACGAAAATTCTGGCATATATCCATAATATTAAATACATTGGAACCCATATCGGTAAATTTATCGTATCCTTTTTCGCGGCACCGATGCATGAATTCGTTATTCATTAAAAAGCTAAAGTCATCGATAATGATATTTTTTATATTTTTTCCTCTTTCATTAATCGCCTTTAAATAAGGAATAATTTTCCGGTAATCGTCCGTCTCTAGCAGATTTTTTTTATCTGTATTATATAGATTCTTATAAGAACGAAAGGGAAGAGGTTTGTTTAATACATTAATAATGAAAGTAGAATCTGGATCTAAATTTCTTAAAGAAGTAGACTTGCCAGTGCCACTTTCTCCAAGAATCACAATAACATTACTCACTGCATTCTCCTAAAACGTTGAGGGGTTTTATACGTTTTTTTTAAAACGTAAGGAGATAATACGTCAACCTCTTGACGCAGTCAATATGTATTGGTACAATTTTTTAAATTATTTTGTGAGGTAGAAAATGAGTCCCGAAGATATTAAAAAGATTTACCCTACGAGCCATGTTTTCGAGAAAAAAACTGGCATGTCTCATAATTCTTATCAAAATTGGTTTAAGTGGGGTTTTGTTCCGCTGCAATCACAGTGTAAACTACAAGCGCTTACTAATGGTGCATTAGTGGCAGAGCTTCACGATTTTGTAAATCGCGAATGGAGAAAAAAAAACAAGGACCCTAAATGCAAATAGACTTGCAAGAAAAAGCAAAAGAATTATTAATATCCCTTGCTAATTCCATGTATAACCGTAAACTTCCAGTATTTTTTAACGTGGAAGAGATTGAGTTAACCGATCAATGGTTAGGGGTGTTTACCGAAGAAATATTAGAAAAGGCCGTATCTAAATAATACGACCTTTGGGACTTTAAAGTGAATCGCACATAATTTTTAACGTAAAACGTAACACATAGAAGCTAAAACGGCCGGTCTCATATCGCAAGTATTTGACCATAACTATAAGTAAAGTAAAACAACATAAGGAGTAATTCAATGAAAAATTAAAACTTAACCCTTACACATAACACATAACACATAGGCTAAACCTTACAACGGCTTAATCCTTACACAGACCTAATAACCATGCACCACACAGGTTTAAGCCATACAACAAAGTTTTAAACTATACAACACAGGTTTACGCCATACAGGTTTAAACCATAACACACAGGAATGTTAACATGAATTTAATAAATTTAGATATATTCAAAAAAATATTTTTCCTACCTTCTGTAATATATTCCCCAAAATTAAAAGCAAAAAATTACTCCTTTCTTCAATTTTGTAAGAATTGTGGGCTATTTGAATATAATAAGCGACAGTTTAAACAACTGGCATGGGAAGGTACACTAAATGCAAAAGAATTATATGAATCAGGATTTTTTAGATTAAGAAGAAATAAAAGGGCTTCCGGCCCTTATCACTCACTAAGGCGTAAGTGGGCACTCCGTTGTCATATTTTTATCTTGACTAACCTGATTTACATAGGAAACCACGCCTATTTAGGCAGATTAATCTTTCTAACATTAACTTACCAAATCAACCTGAGAACTAACTTGAAAATTATATAAACAAATCGGATAAATCAACTTATATAAATAAATCGGATAAATTAACTTGAGAATTATATCATGAATTTTTTTAAAAAAAACCATATTAATACACAAAATTTAACTTCAAATACCAATCATCATTCATTTAATGTGGGAATAGCACAAGATTTTTCGGTGGCTACTGCGTTATTTTTAGACCATGTGTCTTTCTGGACCGAACAAAATCTCGCTAATGATAGAAATATCCATGACGGATATTCCTGGACCTATAACACCATTGAATCTTTTATGGACAAATTTCCCTACTTTTCCAAAAGCCAAATTGAAACCATGATTAATAATTGTGAAAAACAGGGACTCATTATTAAGGGTAATTATAACAAGACAAAATACGACCGAACTTCTTGGTATGCATTAACCCCAAAAGGAATGTTTTATTTTCAGCACTTATTGAAAGAAAAATATATAAAACGTTTATACGCTAGCATTTCCGAAATTTCGGAAATGGATTTCCGAGAATTCAGAAATCGATTTCCGATTTTTCAGAAACCTATACCAGATACATTACCAACTACAGAAAACAAAGAGAGTGGGGGATTTTCCCCCACCGAAAACTCACCCTCTTTTTTTTCTGAAAAATTTAAAAACCGTTTATTTGGGATAGATGAAGAAACTAATACAAAATTACCAGAAAATGACTCTTCTGAAATTTTTAATACGTTATGCAAAACAAACGACCATCAAGAAGAAAGTGTTTGCGTACCTATTTTTATTCCTCCCGTTTTTGTCGAAGATAAAATAGTTTCTGTATCGGAGGATGCATTTCAAAACGAAGAAACCCGAAAATTATTTGAAGACAAGTTTCAAGGAAGGAAAATTACCTACGAACAATTGTTTTCTAAGGCAAAAAAATATTATACAGAGGAGGGAAAAAAGTTTACTCCTTCTAAGTGGGAGGCCTGGATAATGAATGAAAAATTGGATAGACATGAGAAGATTTCCATGGGGACTGATCATAAATGTCAAAATGATGTAGGCTCGGAAAAATATGAATTATTGCGCAGAAGAATTACAGCTGAACAACAAGGACGAAAAGTGGTGGATGCTTGGTTTGGAATTGGCACTGAACAACGAAAACTCTCTGATGCTATATATGCGCAACATATAAAATCCACTCAACAAACTACGGATACGTTAAAAAATAAGCCTTCGTTATTTAATACCTATACTCCAAAACGACAAAACATTCCAAAACTCGGAGAATTACTATTTCATATGAATTTATGATGGCAAAAATTTCCATTTTCGGACGACTTCTTTCTTCATTTGACTCAAAGTATGGGGTAAAGAAAAAACGTCTTACATGGCAAATTTTTGCGTATTAGAAATATGTATTATTTTTGTTTATACTTAGTTCCTACATAACATAAGGATTTGAAAATGCAGCGTGGATTAGTAAAATGGTTTCATGAACAAAAAGGGTACGGATTTATTGACAGCTTAGAGAAAAGTTATTTTGTGCATTATTCACAAATACAAAAAAAAGGATTTAAATCCTTAAAGATGGGCGACGAGGTAGTTTTTAATCCAGTAGACGCAGATAAAGGTTTGAGTGCAGAGCATGTAACGCTTATAGAAAAAGATTTGATAACGGCTGACGAAGAAGAAATAGAAATAAATGGGTAGAGCTTTTAAAAAACAGGAATTTATTAGGATACAAATTCCTGTTTTTATCCCTACTAACTGACTTTACGATTACAACATTTGCATTTCTGGTGTTGATTTGCCGTATAGTATCGGTATATAGGGTGATAGGTCATTAGAAGGTTATGTCCTTTTAATAAACATTTAATTCTTTTAATCATGTTAATTCCTTCTGTAGCAAACTAATGTGTGTTTTTGCAGATAATTCTGCTTGAACTTTTGTATCGAACCATTCCGAAGAATGGTGTTCGGCTTTATTAGTATCTTTGTGATATATGCTATATACCCAACCAAAATCTTGCTTATTTTTTGGCGCATATACTATTTGATACGTATAAGGGGACTCTTTTTCTTTCTTGATTTCCATTAGGCGGCCTCGGCTTTGTTGGAATGCTCATAAATGGCCAGGAAACGTTTGCAGAAATTTGCAAAACTTTCGACTGCATAGGGATGAACTCCTTTTTCATCCACCACAATATTGCATTCTTCATCTTCTACATATATGTCATATCCAAATTTATTGTTTGCACACATCCAAATAGAAAAATCTTCGGACATTAAATAACTCAATGAAATATCTTCTAATGACTGCATTTTATGCTCCTTTTATTGTTGAGGGGTTTTTCATCAACTTTCGCTGATATTTATTATGATATAACGATTTCACCATTCAGTCAAGTACTTGACGTAATATTTATTAATATTATTTATGATTAAATAAAGTGCTATTTGACTTTGGAAGCAAAGAAGTTGATAGTAGAGCAGAACTGGGGATTCTTCACAGTATTTTCCACAGATTTTGTGTGTAAATGTTTTTTGTGGTATTGTGGCGCCGTCAGCAGGCTGCTAGGGACTCGTTGAGGGGTCCGTCTGCTGACGCTACTGATTGATCGATGATTAACAAGGAGTGTTAAGATGGATGGAGTAAAGGATTATACGAAAGAAGAAGAATACAACCATTATAATGGTGTACCTTCTATGTACGGACGTCTTGTGAACGAACAATGCCGTGACCAGCCAAAATACTGTTGGCCTGGCGATGTTGGTGGCGAGATGGAAGGCGATCGAAGAAATGTTCAAGAAGGTCCTTAGCCCATGGTTTCTCCATTAAAAACGGAGAAGCATGCAGGTGGTCGCCCTCTTGAATACACCAAAGAGATGGGCGACCACATTTGTGAGCTTGTAGCTACAAACGGCTGTGGTTTATATAAGCTTACAAAGCTTTTCCCCGAACTCCCTGACAAGCAAACTATCAACCGTTGGCGCCATAGAATTGAAGAGTTCCACACCCAATACGCAAAAGCAAAGCTCGAACAGGCTGATTTATTAGCAGAAGAGTGCTTAGATATTGCGGATGAAACTTCGAACGATACGCTAGTAAATGAAGATGGATTTGAAGTTGCCAATAATGAATTTATTGCACGTTCTCGTTTACGTATTGATACACGAAAATGGTTAGCTTCCAAGCTTCTACCGAAGCAATATGGGAAAATTGCAGAAGAAATGGAAACGAAAAATGGCAAATCGATTGTAGAGCAGTTAATAAACAAATTAGTGCCGTAAATAAAAGGATTTATATGAGTAAAGAAAATGAAGTAACGCTAGATAGCTGGAAGCCTTCTTATGAGGCGCCTTCTTTAGTTTGTTCTAAATGGCGTAAGGCGCAGAATCAAAATGATTACCATGTGCCGCCTACGCTTAGCGATATTCCTAAGATAAAAAAATACATTGCTAAAAATGTTCCTGATTTCGAAATTATGCATTCTTTTCACATGGACGCTAAAACGATGAGTGCTATTCATGAAGATAGGTATGATGCGGCGGAAGGGATTATTGCAGAGAAGCCCTATCAAGTAAGACAAAAAATAGAAAAATTATACGATAATACCTCCATATGTGCGCATGCTATTGTAGAATTACTTTCGATTTTGGTTCCAAAGCAAAAACATCAAGAATTTTATCGAAAAACTAAAATAAAAAAGTTAATCAAAAAAGCTGTTAATTTGGCTGGAGAAATACAAAATTCCGACGATGACGCCGAAAAATAATCTTATAGGGTTTTTATTTTATGTCGGAAGAATTATTGATTAAGGTTTTGCAAGAGCTCCCTTTGTTTTCTAAAAATTTCTTAAAACTTAGGACAAAATCGGGAGATATAAAGCCTTTCATTCTTAATCGGGCGCAAATATATCTTCATGAAAGATTGGAAGCACAAAAGGCCAAGACGGGTGTTGTGCGTGCGTTAGTATTAAAGGGTAGGCAGCAAGGGATTTCTACGTATGTCCAGAGTAGAGACCTTCATATTGTGGGGACTAAATGCGGGAAGAAAGCGTTTATTTTAACGCACGAAGCGGAGGCCACTAAGAATCTTTTTGAGATGACCAAGCGGTTTTTGGATGGATTGCCGGAAGGATTGTTCCCGGTTCCGGATACATCGAGTGCGAAGGAGTTAAACTTTCGCAGTTTGAATTCGGGCTATGCGGCGGGTACTGCGGGCAATAAATCGGTTGGTAGGTCGCAAACGATTCAGATATTTCATGGCTCGGAGGTAGCATACTGGCCCAATGCAGAAGAGCATGCGAAGGGGATATTGCAAGCGGTTCCGAATGAGCCGGGCACGGAGATAATTTTAGAGTCTACGGCTAACGGGATTGGGAATTACTTTTACAACATGTGGTGTGCTGCATCTTCGGGGCAGTCGGATTTTCAAGCAATATTTATTCCTTGGTATTGGCAAGAGGATTATAAGAGTGGGCTTCGCGACCATGAAGTCGCAACACTTACAGATGAAGAAGAAGAGTTATTGGCAGCGCATGAAAAAAATGGTCTGACCTTAAACCATCTTTATTGGCGTAGAAGGAAGTTGGTCGAGTTTAGCAATGACCATGAAAGTGCTCGGGAGTTGTTTAAAGTAGAGTATCCGATGACCGCTTTGGAAGCATTCCGAAATCCGGTGTTGGATAGATTTATTAAAGCGAACATCGTTACACTTGCACGGAAGAACCATGTAGAGAGTGAATCTCCTCTTGTTATTGGCATAGACCCTGCCATATCAGGTAATGATAGAACGGCTATTATACGCCGCAAGGGGCGCCTCGCGTACGGACTAGAGACCTATTTTAATTTAAACACCATGGAAATTGTGGGCGCGGTACGAAGAATTATTGATAAAGAACGCCCACATAAAGTCTTGATTGATTGCATAGGGATAGGGGCAGGCATTGTTGATAGGCTTATAGAGATTGGGTATGACAGGGTGGAGGGTGTAAATGTTGCACGCTCTGCCAATGAACGAGAGAAGTTTCGAAATTTACGTGCAGAGCTTTGGCATGATATGCGAGAGTGGTTAGCACAAGATATGCCGGTAGAAATCCCTGACAGTGATGAACTAATGGGCGATTTAACGAGCCTTGGGTACAAATATGATAGCTCCGGAAGATTATTGATTGAGTCTAAAGATGATTTGCGAAAGCGAGGCATGAAGTCCCCGGATACTGCGGATGCATTGGCCATTACATTTTATGTTGGGGATTATTTAAGTTCGGGAGAATTTACTCCTCGGTTATTACCTGACAAATCTGCAGGAATGTTTACATAGAAAATTACCATATATTTATAGTCAGTACATAAAAAGTATTTATGTCGATTAAAACGAATTTTATCGACTCATTTGTTACACAAGCAAAGGACTGAGATGGCTAGAAAATCCGATAAAGGTGCAAGGCAGGCACGTATTCAGTGCGAAAAATGGCGCCAATTTTTTCATCAGAACATTGACCAATATCATCGTATGTTTGATTTTATTCTCGGAAAACAATGGAATGACGATGAAGAAGACATGCTAAAAACCTTTCGTAAAGTGCCTTTGCAATTTAATAAACTGGCAACGCTTATTAATTCATTGCTCGGCGAACAGCAGCAGAACACTCCGCAACTAGAAATTTATCCTCTTTCCGAATGCGACCAACAAACGGCTAGTGTGCGCCAGATGATTATCAAGGATATTATGCTTTCGCAGGATGCGAAAACGGTTTACCAAGTAGCGGCGATGCAAGCGTTTGTAGGAGGGTTTGGTGCATTTAGTTGGGACACTCAGTATGCCCATAATAAGTCTTTTGATTTGGATATTGTTCCTCGTTACTTCAAAGATGCTACCCGTTGCTATTGGGATGTAGGCGCAGAACATGTGAATAAGGTAGACGGCATGTATTGCGGCTTCATTGCTCGCATGACTCGTTCTAAATTCCGAGAAGTATATGGAAGAGATTTAGAAGAAAAAATATCAAAAGAGTCTAGTGTTACTGCTACCGAATCAGAAATTGCGTTAGCGGTACAGCCGGATTTAACGGACGATCCCTTTTCCTGGGCCGATGATGAATCCATCACGATTAACCATAACTTCGTACGAAAATATGAAAACTCTATGCTTTACAAAATGTCAAATGGTCAAATATTAGACGAAGCAGAGATGGAAAGGTTGGTCGAAAATTCTGTAGCAATTGCCCAGCAAATGCAAATGATGCAAAATTTAGGCGAGTTCTCTGGTATGGAACCCAGTGCATCCATGCCGGAAATGATAGTAGAAGGCGAAGAACCGGTAGAAGATATGGAAATAGAAGAAGCTTTTCTATCGCCAGAAATGATAACGCTCTACTATGATGGCGAAGTAGTACGAATTGAAGAGAAACGACAAGTGCGTATCTCTAAGATTATCTACCGTAAATTTGCAGGAGACTTTGCGCTAGAGAAGGTGGAATTTCCATCAGAAGACCTTCCCTTGATTTTCGTCGACCAAAACAGCTACTGGCAGAAAGATGGCAAGCAAATGTGCCGCCCTTTCGCAGTAGATGCAATTGATGCACAGCGTTACTTGAACTACCTCGGAACACAATCCGCCTATATCCTTAAAGTTAGTCGTTATGACCAATTTATGGCGAGCAAGAAGAATATTCAAGGAGCCGATACGCAACAAAAATGGGCAGACCCCTATGCAATCCAAGGAGCCATTACCTATGATGAGAGTCCGAGTGGTGCAAAGCCTGAGCAGATACGTCCACCGGAATTATCGGCAAGCTTAGGTCAGCAGTACCAACGTGCTATTGAGGATATGTATACCTCCACAGGACTTTATCCAACGCGTATGGGCCAGCAAGGCAATGAGATATCCGGAGCCGCTATCGATGCAAGAACCCGACAAGGTAGTTATGCTACATATGTTGCTTTTAATAGCATTAATCGTGCTATTTCTGCAGGTGGGCAAATTGTAAACCAGATGGTTCCACGGGTGTATGATTCGCAGCGTGTCATCAACCTTATGACGCCGGATGAAGGTCGTAAAAATATCACTATCAACAAACAAGTAGATGATTATGGAATGCAAATTGAGAATGATTTGCGCAAAGGAACCTTTGAGGTTCGATTGCAAGCAGGCCCGAGCTACGAAGGGCAGAAGGCGCAAGCTTTAGAAAGTCTCAATATGGTATTGCAAGCCAATCCGCAATTACTGAATCTTTTCGCTGATTTATATGCCGAAAACTTACCGCTCGTAAATACCATTGAAATTAAGAATCGCCTGAAAACGATTGTTCCGCCTGCGATTATCGAAGCTGGTAAGACCGGAAAGATGCCGAAAGATAATGGTCAACAACCGCCGGACCCTACGCAAGTACAGCAACAAATGCAGCAGCAACAGATGCAAATGGAAATGCAATTTAAGCAAGCAGAATTGGAGCTCAAGAAGCAAGAATTACAACTTAAAGCACAGCAACAGAACATTGATTTGGAGATAGAAAGGCAAAAATTACAAGCAGAAGAATTAGAAATAGCAGGGAAATTAGAAGAACAAAAACTACGTTACATGGCGGAAACGCAAAGGACGCATAGTGATAATGCAATTTCTCATGCGGATAATTTAACAAAAATTTTAACTCATCATATTAAGTAGCATAGAGGGAATTATGGCGACAGAAACAAGTAGTATCGACGATTTATTGTCTACGCATATTAGCAGCGCTACCCCGGAAATCTCCGAAACCAAAGGAGAGCCCCGAGAAGAAATAGAATATGCCCATGAAGAGGATGCAGAAGAAGAGGTACATCAAGATGATTCACCTGAAGAGGATAACCGACATGAATCCGAAAAAGAAGACTCGAAAAAGGATACGGATGAATACGGAAACCCAAAAGCCAATGGCAGAACCTATACTGAAGAAGAAGTAAATGAAAAGATTAATAAAGCGGTACGCGATAGATTGGCCCGCATGGAAAGAAATGTGCCTTCTACTTCTTCGCAGCAGATTCAAAAAGAGGTGCAGGATAATTTTGTAGCTGACCCTGATTCTGCGGATAGTTGGCAAAAACAGTTATCAGAGTTTGTAAAACAGACTGTCAACAATATGGGACAAGAACAAGAACGAGCCCAACAAATTCAAAAAGAAGCCCAAGCGCAAGCAGCATTTGAAGAGAAATTTCAGCAAGGAATGGGAAAGTTTTCGGACTTTGCAGAGGTAGTAGGCAGCCATCCTATTACGGATGCAATGGTAATGGCCACCAGAGAAATGCGAGACCCTGCTGCATTCTTATATGCCGCTAGTAGCAGAGCGCCAAAAGAGCTCGAGCGCATTTCTAAAATACGAGACCCTTATGCGCAAATAGCTGCCATGGGAGCGCTAGAAACTAGCCTTCGGAAAACCTCTCCTGCAACCCGGGCGCCAAAGCCTATGAGTCGCACAGTAGATGATGGGAGACTCGAACACCGCAGTGACAAGGAGGATAGTATTGAAGACCTCATCAAGAAATCCGAGAACCGCAAGCTTCAGAAGATGAACAGTATGCTTCGTCGAAGATAGTTTCACACGCTCGTTTACGCAAGATGGGCAAACGAGCGTGTAATCAAGCAACCATCAAATAAATAATTTCATCTTTATCAAAGATATAATTACAAATACATTTCACAAACAGCAAATGAATCAAGAAAATATATAGACAAAGTGTATCTATTTTATGTGGTTTGACAGATGCGTCAGCTCCCTCTATTCTGGCATGTGAAGCGTAATCGCAAGACCTCCTTCGCTTGCAAAAAACCATGCGCGTACACGTCTCCCCGCAAAGACAAAGAAAGAAATTGAACCTAATTTTAATCATTGATCTTTGTACAGGGAGTACGAAAAAATGGCTAATGTATTTCAAGAAACCCAGTATGTGCTGGATGATGTATTTGTAAGATTTTGGAACAGCCTTGCATTCGCAAGAACTGCCAATAGAAACCTCGAAGGCGACTTTAAAAACTTAAAGTTTGCTACCGGACAAACCATTAACTACCGTTTGGAAGAACGCTATCTTGCTGGGGAAGGCGCTACGGCTACCTCTGAAGCTCGTGTACAGATAACAAGACCTCTTTCCATTACGAAGCAATTCCGAACCATGATTGAATATACAGGTTTTAACCTGACGTTCGATCGCGCTCGCGATGAACCTTATTTGGAAATGGCAAATGCGCCTCGTGCGAAACGTCTTGCAAATATGGTCGAAAATTTTATCGCTAACGATAATTTTCAAAAACAAACGTATCAAGCAGTCGGTACGCCAGGCGTTCCTATCGATTTCAACACTATCTTACAAGCAGATGCTTATATGACCGAGTTGGCAATCCCCGAAGATGGCAAAAGATATTGTGGTATTTCACCCCGTAGCTCTGCAAGCCTTAACAATGACCTATTCAATGTATTCAATCCTACGGTTAACACCGGCGCATTGATTGATGGATTTATCGGTCATTTGTCGGGATTTGATTTCTTTAAAACCAACTTCTTGACCCGTCAAGTAGCAGGCCTAGGGCAAGCTGGCGGCTCTCCACCTGCCGGCTTCTCGCTAGGAGGGGTAGTTACTAACGGACCTATCTCTAGCGGAAATACGATTATCGTAGGAAGCTTAGGACAAGCTCCGGGTGCAGTGGTCTTTAATGAAGGCGACATTATCGAAATAGATGATGCTTCCGGCGTATACATGATTAATCCATTGACCTACGAACCTTTAGCACAACGTGCGCAATTTGTAGTAACCTCTCAAGTTATCAGTGCAAACGGATCTACCGCAACGATTCCTGTGAATCCTACTATCGTGGTTTCTGGTGCGCGTCAGAACATTTCTGCAGCGATTCCTAATGGTGCGCAATTGCTTCTTCGTTCCAGCCATAATGTGAGTCTGGCTTATCATACACAAGCAATCGTATTTGCAGCTCCTCCATTAAAAGAATTACGTGGTGGCGTGGAAGCGGTTACTCGTTACAGTGATTTGTACAAATTAGCAATGACCTACTCCTTAGGTGCGGATATACGGAACTATGAACAATTAGACCGTATTGACGTTATCTGCGGGGTCGCCATCAATCCTGAGTTCGCTGTTCGTATTTGCTCGTAGTTTTCCCGTGGGGCAGCTTGCGCTGCCTCCTTTAAGGAGTAAATATGCAGGGTGAAAGTGTTATATACCAAGGAAGATTGGTTCCAAAAGAAGGATTCCGGGTTTTTGTATATTCCAAAGATAATGTAAAAAAATTGGCAAGCTCTTGGGAAGAATACTTATCGCTGGTGACAACGGGCATATGGTACCCTACTACGGAAGATGCAATATGCGCAGCATCTATTCCGCCACCCGAATTTGTAGGAAAAGAAGAAATAAAGTTTTCTAAAGTTCCCAGTAAAAAGAAAAGGAATTTTTAATGCAAACGGTGCGGCAATTTATATTTCAAGCATATCGATTAATTAATGCATCTAATCCTACCATCCCGCTGCATGGCGACGATCAAAAATTAGGATTAGAAGTATTAAATCAATTGCTGCAATCCTATGCTGCAACCGGATTATTGCTAACTATTGCAGATACGGTAAGTTGCTCCTTAAGCATCGGTCAACAAGAAGTGGTCTGTGGACCTGCAGATTACACGCCAACGCCAGACATTATCAATGGCAGGCTGGCTAATTTAAACAACGCATGGCTACTTTTAAGTGGCGTCACGTACCCACTAATTTATGATTCCAAAAATGAATTCTTAGCTGCTTGGAAATATGACCCATTACAGGGACTTCCAAGATTTGTTATTCTGTTTCAGGAACGCGAAGTAACCAGGTTGCGTCTCTATCCTGCCCCTAGTCAATTCTTTGAATTTTTTGCTAGAGCCAAATTTCAACTGCCAGAACTTACCGCCAATAGTGATATGGGTGACGTTCCGCAATATTATTTACGGTATTTATTGTTTGCTACGGCAAAAGATATCGCCATGTATAAAGGGCGTGCGGATGCGTGGACCGATAAATTAGAAATGATGCTTGTGCAGTCCCGGGATATTATGGAAGCGGCTAGTGAAATCAATGTAGAGATTACGGGCGATAAAGAATCGTTGCTTAATGGCGCATGGCGCACAAGGGCCGGTATATAATGCCCATTCAGGATTTGCCCATATTTTGTTATTACGATATTCAGCGTTTTACCCAATTTGGGTCGATGGATTGTGCGAATTGGTATGGGGTAAAAGTCGAAGCTGCCAAGAAACAGCAAGCCTTGTATCCGGCAATGGGGCGAAAACACATTAATTTTTTCAGCCAAAATAAATTGGTTTTTGATGCAGAGCCACGGGCTATTTTTAAAACCATTGATTTCTTTTATGTAATTGTTGGAACAAGAGTAATACAAGTAGATAAATTTTATAACCAAAAAGAAATAGGCAATGTGAGTTTAACCGGAAATTTATGGTTTGCATTTTTGGCGGTAGGTACGCAGGTATATGCATTATTAACGGATGAAAAAACCATTTGGCGTATTTTTGAAATAAGCAGCAACAATGTGACAATGGATGCCATTACGGATGGTAATGCTCCGTCAGAGCCGTTGTATGTAGCTTCTTTTGGTAACCGATTTGTGGTAAGCCAAAAAAATACGCCTGATTATTACTTGAGCACCATTAATTTGGCAGGTACGGTTGGGGATTGTTTTACGATTAACGGTTCTGCTTTACAGAATAGGGCCTCGGGCTTTGTTAGACAGTTTGCCGTATTACATAATCAGCTATATATATTTTGTGATTTTACGACCGATATTTGGGCGAACATTCCTTCGCAATTTGTAGTGGCAGATGCGGTAACAGAGTTTCCTTGGAAACTAAATACTTCGTATAACTTTGATTTTGGTATTGCCGATCCATTTAGTTTGGATGTGGATTTTGGTCGTATGACATGGCTTGCAAAAAATAGTAATGGCCTTGTAAGTTTTATGGCGTCTGATGGGAAGCAGCCGGTAGATATTTCTTCCCAAGCGATTAATGTATTGTTAGAAAAATCCAATTCGGTAGATGGGCTAAGCCCCTTTCTCACACAAACATCGGATGGATTTCTTTATCAGTATGAGAATACAATATTTTATCGGGTGTCTGCGGGTAAATTTTTAGATTTTGGCGAATTAGATATAGTAGATTCTGCCAATGCATTAGAATATAATTTTGAGACCCAGACATGGGCTCGCGTTATTGAATTAAATGGCGAGCGAAACCGAATTCAAAAGCATATATTTTTTAATAATAAGCACATTGTGACGGTTTCCGGAGACCCTGCGTTGTATGAGATGGCAGGAAACATTTATTACAATGAGCTTCGGAATGAAGATCAAACAGACCCGCAAGCATCGGATGCTTTTTTAAAATATCCCATGCGTTATGAACTAACAACAAAGCAAATATTTGAACAAGATTATTCAGAATTTGTAGATGACTACGTGGAGATAGACTTTGTTTTCGGAGACATGGATTTTTACAAAAGTAATGCACCCTTTCTTAATACGACTTACTTGGTTAGCGAGGACAGTACGCCGAGCAATCCAGAATATCTTGTCGCAGAGGACGGTGAGACATTTATTATTGACGAAGAGGGAAATACGCCAACGTTTGATGACAGTCATTACAACGACCTCTTTAAACCGCATCTTGAGCTGTATTATTCTGATGACGGCGGGGTTACTTTTTATAGTGCTGATTTACGACCTTTTAGCCAGCTTGGACAATATCGTTGGCGGATGAGATGGTATGAATTGGATGTATCGCGTAATCGTTGTTATAAGCTTGTCTGTGTAAGTTCGGCCCCTATTGTTATTTTAGGAGCCGTGCGTAATACACATCGCGTGAGCGGAGGGGCGAATTAATGTCTATCTTCTTGCAAAGAATCGATGCATTTTCTCCTGCCACGGATGCGGAATTTTCCTTTTCTTATACCACGTGGCTTGCTGTATTGATTGATACCTTAAATGAAATCATTCGTGTTATTCAAGATGCATTAAATCAGACCTCAGCCCCCCAATATACCACTACACAAATTACTGCATTAGCAGTAGATGCGCCTAATGGAACGTTATGGTATGACATCACAACAAATCAATTGAAAGCCAAAGTAAATGGCGTGGTTGTAGTACTAGCATAAGGAAATCAAAATGAGTTGGTTATCGAGTTTTTTACATCCTGGACGGGCTTATGAACAAGCACAAGAGCAGATGGATAAATATTATCCCGAAGCGCAAAAGTATTTGAAGCCTTATTATCAGCATGGACAAGATGTATATGGGGGGCTGTCGGGCGCAATGAATCAGCTATTAGATCCGATGTCTTTGCAAGATAAATGGTCCCAAGGCTATAAAGAAAGTGATTATGCAAAAAATTTAGAAGAAATGGCCTCTCAGCATGGGTTAAATGCAGCAAGTTCTATGGGCCTCATGGGCTCTACCCCTGCGTTGCAAGCGTTACAAACAGGAACTACGCATATCGCACAGGCGGATAAGCAACAATACTTGCAAGATTTAATGCAAAAATATTTGCAAGGCGCAGGAATAGCGCAGAATATTTACGGAATGGGCGGTAATGCCGCAAGTGGACTGTCTAATAATGCTATGCAAATGGGTGGAAACTCGGCGCAAATGGCTTATGGAAAACAAGCGGCTGGTGGGAATTTATTCGGTAAGTTACTAGGCACGGGTCTTACATTGGCTGCAGGCGCCCTGGGTGGTCCCGCTGGTGCGGCGGCTGCTGGTTCTCAAGCGGGCGGCGCCTGGAATTTATTTTAGGAGAGGGACATGGCATTAGGAATACCGTTACCAGGCGACATGGGCGATGCGCTTCTGCAGGGTATAAATACGGGCTCTACACTGTTTTCTCGATTAATGCAGCCTAGGTTAGAGCGGGAAAGATTGGCACAGCAGAAAGAATTAGCCGCACAACAATTGGCAAAGCAAATGCAGATGCATCAAGATGAAATGGCGTTAAGACAGGCTGCTGCCCAAAGAGCTGCTGCTATGGATCCTATGCGTCAAATGATACTGCAGCAACAATTGCTAGGTCTTAAAAACAAAAATGACCCCATGTACCAAGTACATCAATTTCAGAATTTAGCGAAAATGTTTGGTGGTGGGCAGCAAGCAGAAGAGCCTAGACCTACCCAAGAAATGAGCGAAGGAATGGGGATGTATTCTACCGAAGGATTGAAGCAGCAAGCCAATGAGCCTATGCAAAATACACCACAAGCAGGAGGGTTCAATGTAGAAGCATTGCGCCAAAATCCGATGTTGCGTGGGTTTTTTAAGCATACTTTTGGGTACGATCCCATAGCAACAGAAAAAGCTTCTGCGTATCAAGGGGCAGCGCGAGAAGCCTATGACCTAGAAAGATTGCGCAAAGAAGTAGGAGAAGATAATCCTATATACCAAAGTGCAAAACATGCCTATGAAAGCACTATTCGTTCCAAAGAAGATTTGAGTAATTTACGTGGAAGAACCTTAGGCGGATTGAAACCCGGAGAGCGCTGGTTTAATGATGAACAAAGTGGCGAAGTGCTTGGAAAAGAAATTCCTTTGACGGCTACCGAAAGACAAGAACATACCGGGCGAGGATTTTTCAATTATGTGTTTCCTCATATCAGCCAAGGATTATCAGAATTTTCTGGTAAAGGTTCTATTCGTAAGCTACAGGACGCCGCTTCTAGATATAATACCGACCCACAAGCCAAGCGATTAATTGACGACTATTACCTTGGCAAAAAGCTTTTGACGGCTGGTGTGGTAAAAGAAGCCTCTACCTTAGCTTCTGGTAAACAAAAATCTACTTATCAGCAATTGAAAGAGTCTTTAAATTCTTCGGATGTTCCCGATAAAATTGGTTCGCTTATAAAACAATTTGGACTTACTTCAGAAGTAAATAAAAATGCAGACCAGAGATTCCAACAAATATTGAATGAGGCCACCGAAGCTGGTCATCGTTCGGTTCCGGCATTTCAGAAACAATATTTCCATCCTGAAAAGATGCAACAGGAATCTAAATCTATGCAAATGAATAACATGGAAACTGGTATGGTTCCTATGATTTCTCCCAACGGAAAAAGAGTAATGATTCCTAGCAACCAAGTGGCTTCGGCTTTAGCTGCAGGAGGAAGGCATGCCTGACTTTGATTGGAGTAAATATGAAAGTCAAACGCAATCTCCGGAATTTGATTGGGCACAATACGAAAATAAAAGCGCGCCTGTAAAAGAACACCAAATGTTAGAGCCCGAAGGATTCTGGAGCAAATTGCCGAGAAATATTTTAACTGGATTAACGCATATGGGACGGAATGTGGCCAACCTACCTCATGATCTTGTGCAGGGATTTGAGCAGGCTACTAGTCCATTTGGCAATGTAATAGGCCAATTGAATCAAACACAGATTGCAACAGAGCAACGAAGGCCCTTATCCAGTTATCTTCCTTATGATCCAGAAAGTTATGCAGATGTATTTGGGCAACAGGGTGAGGGCACATTGCTAGATAATATTATTCAGAAAGCAATAGAATATGCTCCAGAAATTATGGGAGGAAGGGCCTTATTAAAGAGTGCTTTGCATAAATTCCCTGTTACGCAACAAGGGGCTGCCAGGCAATTACGAATGCTCGATAAAATCATGAAAGAGCATAATTTAAATACCCCAATAAGTGCGGGGCTTATAGAAGAAGCAACGCCATTCCTACCCAAGACGCATGCAACGAAGCAAATGCTGGAAGGTGCGGCGCAAGGAGAATATCAACCTGCTTTTTCTTTGCAATCTCAAATAGGTCATCATGAAAGAAACCTACGGAAATCTCCGTTAGCTGCAGAAAGATTACTAGCACCGCAAGCCCGGGAATTAAAACAATCTGCGTTGCAAGAAATGCAAAAGGCTTTGCAGATGGAAGGATCGGATAAAGCATTAGAAGCAGCGGATTTATTAGCAGGCGGTATTAATGATTATCGAAAATATATAAAATTCCGAGACACAGTAAAACCTATTATTAAAAAAATTGGCATACCAGGTTCATTAATGGCAATGGTAGGGCTCGGAATTCGACAAGGAAAGAAATTATTGGATTAGTCTGGAAATATGTAATCTACACATAGGCATCCAATACTTAAAAATAATAAAATATACAAGAATAAGGACATAAAATTCTCCGCATAAAAGAAATAGTATATAGGCGAAAGAACAAAAAATATATCATTTGATTACACAAGGAGCGTAACATGAGATTAGTAAAAGGAAAAAAAGCTGAAACTTCCCGTGGCATGCGTCATAATATTGAG